CCAAACTTAATAACGTCAAAGATAACACCGATGGCAGTAAGGGCACCAACGATAGGAGCAACCGCGTCAAGAATACCCTTGACAAACTCGTTTTGGAAGATGCCGTTTACAAATTCAATTGCGCCTGTGAGGACGTTGAAGAACGCCGTGATTTGCTCGCCTTGTGTAAAGGTGGCAACAAGCTCCAGGAACGCGCCAATGAAGTCAGCAATGGCTGGGCTTGCCTTCACAAGCTCGGTAAGAATAAGCCCAATTGTTGGAGCCATCTCTGCAAACTTCTCTGCGACGATGCCAACCTCTGGGCGAGCGCCAATCTTAATAATTTCCTTGACAAACCCACCAACAGCGTCAAGAACCTTAGCCGCGTTAGTAGATAGGTCGGTAAATAGCTTAACACCAGCATCGGTGCTGGTGAACGCCTTAAAGTCTGCAGCTACTTCCTTGAAGTAGTCAAGCAGTGGCTGCCCTGCACCTGATGTTCCAAGGTTAAACAGTCCGGAGATGGTGTCGCCAATGATCTTGAATGAATCCTTGGCAATTGACTCTGCCTCCTTGATGATACGCTCAAATTCCTTCTTGCCGTCCTCGGTCTTTAGCCACGCGTCAAGCTGGCCTGCCTTACCTTCAAGGAAGTCAAAGAATCCACGAATCTGTGGATCAGCGATTGCAAGTGCAGAAAGCGTCGCGCCATACGCGCTGCCTAATGCTCCACCGAGAGAACGAATAACGCTCTCGCTGGTCTTAAACACCGCGTCAAGATTAGCAAGGTTTGCCGCATCGGTAATTGCGTCTGAAAGTGAGAGAGATGCATCACCAAGTGCATCACCAATTCCAGCAAGTCCGTCCTTAATAACGTCAAACGCTGTGCCGTTAACAATCTGGTCAATTGCCTTTTGTAGATCTGGTAGGAACGCAGCCGCAACCGCTTCCTTGAGCTCATCGATCTTTGGTTTTAGACTTGAGATAAACTTTGCAAATGTTTTTTGTGATTCTGTTAGACCTTCAAGTGGATCACCACCAGCAGCTCCTCCGCTAGCGGCATCTTCCCTAGCGCGAGCTAGTTCGAGTTCAGCACGCTTTTGTGCCTCGGCTGCATTTATTACAGCGTTGCTCTTCTCAGTGGCAGCCTCAGCTGCACGTGACTCAGCGTCGGCAATTCTTTGTCGAGCTGCAATAACAGGTTCGGTACCTTCAACGCCTTCCTTTGCAAGACGCTCCTGCTCTTTTGCAAGATCAGAGTTACGGTCCTTTGCGCGACGAAGGTTTAGGTCTGCCTCTGCAAATGCAAGTTCTGCTTCCTTGCGAGCACGAGAGTTAGGTGGAAGGTCCTGAACTCTGAGCAGTGTCTCACGAGCCTTTTCAAGCTCAATGGCAGCCTTCTTCTCAGCGAGAGCTGCGTCCTCTGAATCAAAGTTAAGCTGCTGTAGTTCTTCCTGACCTTCTGCCAGAGCCTTGTTAAGTTCAAGCTGCGCCTCTGCAAGTTCATTTGTGGAGTCTGCAAGTACCTTGTCAGCTTCACGTAGAGCTTCCTTGTTACGACGAATCGTGTCCTTCAGCGCTTGACTAGCATCATCTATTCGCCGCTGAGCAGCCTTTTCATTTCCTCCACCAGCAGCTTGCTTATTTAGTTTGGCTACTGCCTGGCCAACGCCACCAAGAGCGAGACGGGCAGTTACTGCTGCTAGTCCAAGAGCGACAAATCCGCCCGCGAGCGTGATTGCAGCAGGGGTTGCCGCAACTAGAGACCCAACAACGGACACGAGTCCGCCGGCAAGCGCACCAAGGGCCGGAACAATAATTCCAATAGCCGCTGAAAGCTTGTAACCACTTCGAATAAGCTCGGTAAATCGTTCTCTAGCTGCCATAGCCTGGTCAGCAATACCACTCATATCAAGCTTGCCAACCTTAGCAAAGGAGCGTGAGAAGTTCTTACCAAGCGTAGAACCAGCCTGGTTTCCAATGTTACCTATTCCGCCAAATTGTTTTTGGACGTCCTTGGTAAATCCAGTTGTGATTGCGCGAACAACGATATATGCGCTACCTACTACTGCCATCTTCTCACCTCCTTTCCTCTTTTATAAAGTTGATACTTATCCAAGTGGAGCGTCAAGGACGCTGCCAAATGGCTTTGCTGCGTTGATATTTACTGGTGTCGGTGCTACGTATGGCTTTGGTGGCGCTGCAGGATTGAAGGAGTCAATCTTTCTTTCCTTTAGGTTAACCGGGGTAATTTCATCCTCGATGTCAAAGTTCCTTGTTGTCGCTGTCGAGCGCGAGGATCCTGCACCTGATGAGTACTTATAGGTTGTGTTGTAGAGCTGGCCATACAGTGAGGATCTCATCTTGTCGCGAGCTTCAGCCTGTTCAGGCGTGCTGTAGTTAAGATCGTCCTCAAAGAAGTAGTGAAGAACGTCAAGCATGGCAGTTGATTCCATGCTTGAGAGTTGGAGTCCGTTCACTATAGCTCTTCCATTCACATAAGGCCAGAGATCAATCCCCCACTCTAGGAGACTTCTGGCTGCTCTTCCGGGCGGCCTGCATATTCCTCAACTAACCATGAGGTGATTTCTGCAAGGGTTTCCATGTTTACGATCTTGTCCTTTGAGTGAAGCAAGGCGTCAAAGCGCGCGTAGCTCTCGTCGTAAAGAACAGTGTTGAAGAAAGTACTGATGATAGCCGCAGCTGCCGCTGGGTCATTATCGTTACCTGACTTAGCAACTAGGTCAAGCAGTACCTTGCCTTGTACCTCAGGCATACACGTAAATTCCTCGCCGTGTAGCTTAAATGACAGAGGCGCTTTTTCACCAGTACTAGTACCAGCTCCAAAATCCTTAAATCTTGTCATGTCTTATCTCTCTTCCTTTTCCGTTTGTGTCGCTGAGACCGTTTAGTCTCGAGTATTACTTTATCAAATAAAGCTGATCAGTGAGGTAGCGGTTTGGCCTTGTTCCAGGGTGATTAACTTTTCTGGTGTAAACAACTCGGCCACCTGCTGAAAATCTCAAGACCTGTGCACGCGATGGTGTAATCACGTGCGGTTTTGTTCCTTCGTGATGCATAAGCGCGTGGCTTAGTGGAGATCCAACCTCAACGTACTGGCCTGGGCCAGTTCGTCCTTGTCGAACATGTATTGACGCCTTTAGAGCTCCGGTGTCAACACCAACTTGAGCACGTGCCTTTTCACGAATCTTTGCACCCTTTACAAAAAGATACGCACCAACCTGTCCACGTGGAGAGTTGAGCATCTTGTCAAGTTTTGGGTAATCCCACTCAATACGCATGGTCATTATGGAACTACCATTGTTAGCTGCATTGTAGTAACTTGGAAACCACCCGCTGGTGTTGTTCCCTCAACGGTTGCGATTACGCCCATACCTGAGCCAACCTCGTCCCATTGGTCAAATTCGTTTAGTGACTCAAGTAGAACCCATGCATCAACGGCAGATATGTAAGAGGCTTCCTCGATGGTTGTTCCTGATGGTGGTCGCCCGCCTTGCCCAACTGTCGGGACCTCGCGTGCAATGGAGATGCTAAGAACAACGCTGCGTGGCATGTGACAACGCTGCGGAGTACTAGCCTCATCTCCAGGCGTGCCTAGATATGCCTGAACGAACGATACAACAAGTTGCGGACAGTCAATGGCTGGAGCTCCAATTGTCCAGTAGCGACGCTCTGGTAGAGGCACGTCATATGACTGAAAAACAGCTTCAGCCTTCTCTAACGCACGGTCCATAAGAAGCTTTATGTTTAGTGCCTCGGAGGATACTCCGGAGATGTCTATGGTAGCCAATTTAGGCCTTCTTTGTCTTGCCTGTTGGTTTTACCGCGGGTGCACTAGAAGGTGTCTCTAGAGGCGTCTGAGCGCCTTTTGGAGTGGTCTCTTCGGCAGCCTTAGTAACCTTTTTAGGCTTCTTTGGCGCGCCGTGAATTATCATGTCAGCTGCTGTAAAGTTTGTCATTATTCTTGTCATTATGGTAGTTCCTCCCTATGTAAGTGTTCCACCGATGGTAAATGCGTTGATGTTAGACTGAGCCATCTTTATCTGGAGGTTTCCAGACGCAATGAACACGGTCTCGGTTACTCCTGGCGTAGTGACACTTGGGCGTGAGGCAAACAGATCCCAC